AGTAAGGTCATCACGATTAAGAAAATCTGCAATATTTGTCTTTAATTCTGCATATGTTGTAATTGGCATTAGTTTATTCCTGCTGCTTAGATAAATCAAAGACTTTGCGCATCATTTCCATGTCACCCATGTACTCCTTAAACAATGGATCATCCTTGTATTTTTCTACAAAGTTAAAGAACTCTTGCTCGTCAGTTATGTCAGGCAACGTAGTTTGTGTAATAGGGCCGAGTGGCTTTACCCCGTATAGTAAGCTGTAATCATCATTGTTTGGCGCTTGCACATCTTTATTTAGCAATCCAAATTTTTTAGCTGCTTTATCAGGTGCTTCAGTCATCTTAGATAGTAAACCATCTTTAACTGGATCATTGCCAGCAAAGTTAGCTTGGCCTAGCGTGCCGTAATATGTTTTATCGCCAATGTTTTCTACAGGTTGACCGCCAGTTGTCATAAGTTGACCATTAACGTATTCCATTTCGTCGCCCGGTGTTAAGACGTTGGCTAGAAACTCAGTAATGCTATTCCTGTCACTTGCGCCTTTGTCTAGCGAGTTAAGAAAGCTTAAAAATTTATTTTGTGCCATAATTATAGCCTATGCGTTGTATTTTTTACAAACTATCACAATTTTTCCATATTAGCTAGTACAACACGCATTCTATCTGATAGCTTCCACGTCCCAGCACGCCACCGAGCAGCAAATTGTGCATCTTCCAACGATAGGCCTCGGCTCATATAATTTTTAATCCACTTGTTCATCATTAAATTTTTCATCTTAGGTGACAAATTGTCGAATTTTTTTTTATTCATGCAATGCCTTTAAGATTGCGCTTGATAGACCTATTCCAGCTCATGCTTGCGCCAGACAATGCTGTGGCTGCGTCTGATGCCATAGTCAAACACAATGCATCAGCCAAGTCAGGCGATTTTAACCCACGCTTGCGCATCGCGTCCTTACTCTCAGCTTTCATCTTGCCTGCGCTGGTAAATGCGTATCGTATGCCAGTTAGCTCGGCTAAGAGCTGATCATTTTTTGGCAGTTTGCAGGATCTATCTTCCAGCCACGCTTTTGTCTTAAACCACAACTCGCTGCGCAGGTTCATGTAAGTCTTGCCCATAGCAGGCGCTTCGCCAACATTAATCCCACGCACTGGAGCGCCTAACTCACGCAGCCGATCAACTACACCGCCACCAACACCGATACTATCCACAAGTATTTCGTTTGGGCGCAGGCTTGGCGATAAATTTTCATATTCAGCCATGACACGACCCACAGTCTGCATTAAGTCTAATCCCTGCCACGCCTCAATATCCGTCACGACATTGCCATATCTTTTGCATAGCGCAGTCTTATCTGTGCCAAACCTTGCGACGTCCAAGCCCCATATTGGCCTAATGTCAGGCGTAATTTCAATGTCACGATGTATTGCGCTTTCGGCAAGGTGAAACGGAATGATCGTATCGTCGTCGGCTAGTGGGAACTCGCCAAGCACACGTATGCGGAATGCATTTGATTCTTCGCCGTATCTCTCACGCATCTCCTCGACAAACTCTGTCGATACAAGCGGGCTATCGACGCACGACCATCTGCGCGTCCACCAGCTCTTTGCCATGCGTGTTTGGCTCTCGTAAAACGTGCCTGATGAACGTGTGGGGTTAGACAAGAGTAGCGTGGTTGCGCTGTGGCCTGACATAGAGCCAGCCGCAGCTTCGAAGACTTTCTCAGGCACACCAGACGCCTCATCTACCACCAATAAAACATTCTCAGAGTGAACGCCTGCTAGTGCCTCTGGCGTTTCTGCGCGTGACGTTCTAGCTGATATGAAAGCCTCGGACGCTGCCGACGTTAGCTCGACGCGGTCTGATTTGGTGGTTAGCAATTGCTGTAGGTGGGGTGGCAGCTCGTTAATCCAGCGTTTTAGCTCGGCAAACAATGCGTCAAACAATTGGCTCGACGTGGGGGCTGTGACGACGACCTTATTTGGGAAACGCAGTAGGAGAAACCAGAGCATAGCCCAAGACGCTGACGTTGACTTCCCTGTACCATGCCCAGACCTGACGGACATTTTACGCTCGCCAGATGCTATGGCATTCAGGAACTCTTCCTGATAATCGTATGGTGTAGCGCCTAGCACCTCTTTGACGAATAGCACTGGATCGTCCCGGTAGCGTAGGACAAACTCTTGTAATGGATTGTCACTCATCGGATACATCCTCGTAATCTGCGTCAATCGTCTTCGCCTCACGCTCACGATCCTCGCGGTCTATTGCCGCCAAATCGGAATTGACTTTGCGCAGCGCGTCTAAATGCATGTCACCCACAGAGATTGTCACGTTTGTCTGGGGTCTATTGCCGTATCGCTCTTGGTTGTACGAGCCTGCCATGAATTTACGCCACTGCACCTTTTCGCGTGTGGCGGCTATTTCACTGCTTGTTGAGCCACCATCCAAGTCATCTACCATTGTTAGGCCTTGCTCTACGAGTGCATCCGCTGCCTCTTGGCGGGCTTTGGCTAGGGCGTTGCCATACTCAGGGATAGTCTTGAGGGATGTGCTGAGATACTGCCGGGAGCAATCATATTCTTTTGCAAGGGCTGTGAGGGTATTGCCAGAGGCGATCTGCTCAAACAAGTATTCAGCACCGCCTTTGCTTAGTACATCAGCAAGTATTCTTCTGCGTAACGCTTTGCCTGCCATTGGTGTTCTCCTATCTCCCGTGATTAGGGTGAAAATTATATTTTTTTTCGGCAGTTTGACGTGCGTTTGCTGCGTCTGTAATATTGTCATAACTTCCAAGAAAAATTGTTTTTCGATTAACGCCTATTTGTGCTACCCATTTTGATGATGCTTTATTCCAATATACACCAATAATTCCGCTAGTATTAGTGCTAGGGCGTTTTTTATTTTTACCATTTTCAGACACACTAACAACTCTCATATTTTTTATGCGGTTATCCAATGGATTCCCATTAATATGATCAATTTGCTTATCAGGCCATTTGCCGTGGTATAATGCCCAAGCAACTCTGTGAGCGCCGTAAGCTATCTTGTTGACCCTGCATTTAAAATAACCTCTGCCGTCCTTGTAGGTTGCAGTTTCTTTGCCAGCATAGTTATTATTCCAATATTCAATTGATCTTTCAATGTTTGCTGTTTTAGGCGGGTAATGCTCATTGGTTCTCTTGAGCCAATACATTTTGCCCGTCGTTGCATCATAACGTATTGTCTTGCGTAAATACTCTACAGTTGGTAATTCTTTTTTCATCGCGGCTATCCTTTCGTAATTGTTGCCGTGTAGGTGCATTACTTTTTGCAGTCTGAGTAATGCACCATTACACTTTAAATTATTTTTTTTTGATAAGCAATATAGGCAATTGTGTGCGTGAGATTATACACACACACTACCCCCGTAAAATCCGTTGACGGGGGGGGCTTCCTCGCTGCGCCAGATGTGTAGTTTCGCCTAAATGGAACAACGCATAGCTCATATTGGCTGTATATTGACTGATATTAGGCTAACCCATTGTAATCATTAGATATACTGTGGATTTACCTATGTATGTCCGATAATGTATATTATGTTAACTTTCAGTTTATCCGAAAGTATTGACTAAAGATTTGCTTTTGTTTACGCGGACGCGCCCCTGCAACGGCGTGCCAATGTGTTGTATCGCACGTAATCTATAAGCAATGCCAACTATGTTATGCCACCAGTAAGTCAATGCACTGTCTTCCCGGCTTCCTCTAGCACTTGCTCGTGCAGCTCTATGAGCGCTTCTGCTAATGATTGTAGTACAGTCTGCGCTGGCACAATGGTAAGCCGATCAGTTATGTAATCGCACAGCTCGTTAAGCTCATGGTCTGCATCATCACTGTCAGCACAATGTAAATCTAATGTTAAGTTGATGATGAACTCAGACAATGTCTTGCTCCGTGTTATGTGGGCGTGCAGTGAGGAAAGGCAACCGCACGCCCTAGTTAAGCGGGCGTCGCATTGAAATGCAAAACAATGCGTCGGGAGGAGGAGAACCCGCTAACTATACTATGCCCCATGAAGGGCTGTTGTTCAAGCCTATCCAACCTCATTTGCTAACTCGTGAGCCAGCGCAAGATAGCCGCACCCATCAATGCTGCTATCCTCATGCACACCATTGCGCAGCCTCGCAATCTTCAGCAACGCCATCATGTTCGCCACGTCAGATGCAGCTACATCCCTGCCAAGATACGCGCTCCACATGCGAGCAATTGTCGTGAAGTTTTCCGCAGCACTTCCATACTGCCTCGCCCTATCCCCGTTAATCAAAAGATCAGCCGTGTCCAATACCTCAGACCTCGACTTACCCCGCCCAACCATCGCTCGATCCACTTCGCCCTCGCTTGCCTCGGTCTTGCCGCCAGCCGTTCTAATGTTTATCTTTTTCTTCATCTCTTGCTCCATAATTCTTAACCCCGATTTTACCTATCTCATACTATTCGCTTAACTACATACTAATATACTATACCTAAAGGTATATAGTATTAGTAGTAGATTGGTTACGATATACTAATTGCAATTAGTAGTTGGTTGGCTAAGTCATTGATATTGTTGTTACTAATGCTAATTAGTAGGTGATTAGTAGGTTGCATTTTAGCTCACTTTCCCGAAATCATCGCAAAACCATATATAGCCCTCATTTTGCACAATATGACCGGCACTTGTGAGGCCTGCAATTGACTGCTTGTAGGTTTGTGATGGGTTAGCGACGCCAGATACTTTGCCCATGAAATGCTTCTTAATATCCTCCTCTTTAATCACCCAGAACGTGCTGGGTTCAGGCCAACCCACGCCAGCAGGGTTTGACATTCCTATGCCCTCGCCTCTTAGCTGCTGGAAGCATGTCTTAAATAATATCTGATTCTTACCCTTAATAGCTTTCTTGTTGGCCTTCTCAACATCATCGCTACTTGCCGGCACAATCACGCACGTTGTCACTGGATCGCCGTCGGCGTCATGCCCAAGCTCGATAACATTCAACTTAAAGTGAAACTTACGACCACCCTCTAAGTCTCTCTGCTTGGTGGATAGCGCAGTGCGCAAGCCTGTCGCCTCGTCATATGATAGCTCTATCTCAGTCTCTACAGCAGCTCTCAGTGAACTATGCCCGCGAGCCTTTGCGTCTAAGTTCTTGCCAGAATGATGCACAAGCAACAAATGAGCGTCAGTCTCGCCGCGTATCTTATCACACGCAGATATAACAGCCGTTGAAGATGCAGGCGAGTTCTCATCGCCGCCCGGCATTGATCTCGACAGCGTATCAACGATAATCATTGCAATATCGCCATGCGCACGCTTCACCTCTTCGCACAAATCAATGATAAGCTGCACGTCAGCGTTTTCCTCAAGTAAATTTACTGGCAATGCACGCATAGCTAATTTAGCCTCATGCTCTGGATATTGCTGGCGTAAGGCCACAATCCTATTATGCGTTGTCATACCTCCCTCAAGAGCTAAAAACAGCACCACACCGCCCTTCACCTTGTTGCCATGCCAATCTTGCCCAGCAGATACATGCCAAGCCACATCTTGCACAAAGAATGACTTACCCACGTTGCTTGGCCCATATACCATTGATAGCTGCCCAGCGCCAAACCAACCCTTAACAAGATAACTTCTGTCTAGCTGTGGTACTGCGTCACCCGGAAAGAACACCTGATCTAACAAGCTTTTCACTTCTAATGCCTTGGCAGTCGCCTCTTTGCCCTGATTAATCCACATATCAGAGAAGTCCCAGCCGCCAATCTCAGGCACAATTGATTGAACGCCATGATCAGCCACGCATTTTTCAATCGCCTTCAAGCCCGCCTCGTCATTATCACCCGCAATAACTAAACGCAGATTAGGGCGTGCCTCTAGCAGCTCACCTATCACAGCAGTCATATTGCCCGCAGATAATGCGAATACTGCTGGCCTACCCGTCGCCATGTGGCACGACATTGCAGTTGCCCATCCTTCACATATGTAAACCAGATCGTCTAATTTACCACCAATCACGCTAAAATTACCAACAACAGGCATGCCAGTGGAAAATTTCTTTGCGCCTGTCGGATTAATGTTCTGCGTGCCTACACGCTTACCTTTTGCGTTAATGACAGGGATAACCAATATGTCACCCTTTATAGATGCATTGCCAAGCCCAATCTTTTTCTTAACCAAGTATGGATGCGTGGCTTCTGCCTCTGGTTCAGGCCAACTTATGTTATATTCTTTTGTCAAAGGCTTCTCATTCTCGTCAGGCCATAACCTCTGCTTACGCAGCGCATCTTTTATGCCAGCAAAATCTGAGCATTTACGGCAACTAACCATGACTTCACTTTCAGCAGTTTCCTTTATCCAAAACCTATCTTCACCCTGACATACCGGGCAAGCACCATGATATTCACCTATAGCCGTCTTTTTCAATGATAGTGCGCTTATAATTTTATCTGAGTATCTATCCCAGCTTGCATTTGGAAATTTCGTATTTTGCATTTTATTCCTTCCTCAATTTATCGGACATGGTGGACATGTCCTACGTTTGTCTTGTCCTGTCTCGGACATGGTGGACATGTCTCACAAATGTCCTGTCGTGTCCGTTAGACAAAACCTCGTTAAGTTCTGTCTAACGGCATGTTTATTTAAAATGGAATGTCATCTTCCAAATCATTTGACGCTGTTGGCGTAGCTGGTGGCAATCCAAATGGGTCATGCTCAACACCATTAACAGGTGAAGCGCCGCCAGAGTATCCGCCAGACACTTCAGTGAACGGGTCATCTGCCTCTTGCTTCTCAGCTAACTCTAACACCTGCACTGCACGTAATCTTAATGAGACTCCATTGAGCGTTCCCGTGTTATATGGCACTACAGTACATGCGATATTCACAGTCGAACCAGAAGTAAGCTCAAATCCTTCTGGCAGCTTCTTTCGAGATGCATCTACTTGGCGTGGCGGATTCGTAACTTCGCCTGAATATGCGCCTTTTAACTTAGCCTTTCCAATCCAATCGCCTTGCTTCGCGTCATCTCGCTTGTAAGGCAAGCTTAGTGGCTGTTCAGGCCACTTGCGTTTGCTGTTAGCATCCATTGCCGCCGCATTTTTGTATGCCTGCATACAAATGGCGTTCAGCTCCTTACATTGCTCACCTGTCAAATTAAATGACATTTCGTAGGCTGCACCCTCGGCATCAGGCGAGCATTTCTGGCTCTTATATTCTTCCTGATCAAACCTGTAAGTAGCATTTAGTCTTGGGTATAGCGCTTTCACGCCGCTTATTATGTGTTGCATTTTACAACTCCTTTAAATGTGTGCAGCACCCCTGCACTGGGATTTCTTATAAGCCGTGGTTCTCATCGAGATAAGCTGGCAAATGTAATGTTTCAAGTTCAGGCCACCCAGTATCAAACGTGTTTGTATCTTGTGCCACTTTAATTTTACGCAATGTTTTAAACATCTCATCTTCGGCATACTTGTTATATTTATCTGATAATTCATAGCAAGCTGTGGCATAGCTGTTCTTCTCAGTTGCGATAAAAATAAAATTTGTAGTTTCATAACCGCATAACTTTAATACATATCGATAAAAGCACGCCTGCAAATCATATCTATAATTACGCACCGACTTATCAAAGCCACGCTGCGATGCATCCAAACAAGACTTCAGGTCAATCACAATGCCTGCCTCTTTTAACAATCCATCTGGGCGGCATTTAAGCTCAAGCCCCGTTTCGGGACATTCAGCGATGAAGCTGTATTCAGCAAGCATGTCTTTGTTGGTCAATAAATTTTTTGCCATTTTATTTTGCAGGCAACCATCAACCATTTTCTTGCACTGCTCAAATTCACCACTTGGAAGTAGTATTTCGTCTTCAGTTAAGAACTCTTCCTGTTCCTTCCAAGCTTTGCTGCCACGACGTGATAAACCTGAATCATGCACAAGGTTCTTCTCTGGTTCTAGCATCATCGCATGAAATGCCGAGCCAAGAATCATAGCTGGCGTGGAATTAAACGTGGTGTTCTTCCAGTGGTATAATGATGAAGTTGCGACTGTCTTCACCGCGCTTGATGATATGGCAGGCAGTTCGTGGTATGCCTTATTCGATAGTTCTTCACTTGGTATTATCTGCATTTGTATTCTCCTTTGTTAAAATTAATATTAAGTTTCTTCACAAAATAAACCGCAGTCAGGCATACTTTTTAGAGGTCTACCTTTGGTATTAGGGTCAAGCTCATCAAGAAATATTCTTTCGCCTTTTACCCTTGTTAATTTAGAGCCAAGTTCTCTTGATTGTGTTGCTCTTTCTTCAAAAACCTTTGGAAACTCCGACCTAACTAAGTTCCAATATGTAGGGCTTGTGGCTTTTACGCAACCTATGCAATTAGCGTTTGGAAATCCTAAATTATATACTTCTGGCAAAGCTAAACCATTACTACGCAATAAGTCTGCACAATCATTTTTATTCATTTTTGCATCAATTAATATTGGCAACACATTACTACGCTCAGATAAAACAAATCTTTCATGCCTTTTTATCTCATCAACAGTAAAGCCAAAAACATGCCAGTCTACTTTATTATCTTTTTCCCATTCTTGCCTTGCTCTTTTCTTTAGCTCAACAGTGCATGGTGCGCCGTGTATAAATGACATTCCCTTCTTTTTATTAAAAACATCAACTGCTGAAGCTGTAGGAAATTTTGAGTTAATAGCTGATTGTATTTCAATACCAACCCATTCAGCTACATCATCAAGAAAACGTAAGTTGTCGACATGCTCTTCAATAACAGGATTATTAACCGCATAGACGTTATCTAGTCCATATTTATCAACAGTTAGCTTTAGCGCAACAGCAGATGCAGCCCCACATGAAAACCATACAGCTATTTTATCACTGCTTTTGACTATATTAGTATTTTGCATTTTTTCCCTCATTTTATTTATTTAAAACTTCTGCTCCATATAGAGCAATTAAACTAGCTTCCGCACGCCCATCATCTTTTTTGCGTGCGAACCTCTCATAATGGTCTGGAAATCTTTGAATTGCAAGTTGGCGGCTAGTGTCTTTATCAGATGATAAATTAAAGTGTTTCTTCCACTTGCTAGGTGTAACTAAGTGCATGGGCGTTTTATTAGCTGCCACACACGCAATTAACGCGCCGTACCCCATGCCAAACCTGAATGTAGCGACTGAAGATTGACCGGGACGTGACGCAACTTGCTCAAGCACAGCCATACGATCCTTCGCTTCTGGCTCAAGCATGTGCAGTAACGAATGTATATCTATCTCAATTTTTCCACGATTGTTAAGTATAGTGGGCATGTCTTGCACGTCTAAATCTTTAGTGCGCGTGCAATAATGTGCAATTGCCCCAGAGAAGCCCGGATCAACGCCAACGATAATCATTCTATGCTATCCATTGCAATCAATTCAGCTTCAACTTCCGCTTCTGGCTTTGCAACTTCCACGCCTAACTTTGTTGCTTCCATATATGAAGCCCTACGAACAAAAGAACTGAATGACAGCCCTGATTTATGTGCCGCCTCTGCCACAGCTTCATGTTGCTGCTTACTAAAATTAATTAATACTCTTTTATCAACCATTTTAAATCTCCTTGGGTCTGATAAAACCAGCAATAAAGCAATACAAATAGATGCACAAGTACATTGTGATATATAAATGATATATAAAGTGTTTGACCGCTACGCAAAAATGCTTATAATGGCTGTATAAATGCAAAAATGAGGAAATATAAAATGTATAACAATGTTAAAAGAACCACATTAACTAAAGATGGTGTAATTGTCATAGCTGGACAAAAAAGCTGGATACCTGTTGGGCGTTATGAAGTTTGTAATAAAACTGCAAGTGGTTGGATTGCACCAATCAGTAATGGTTTTATTGATATGGATCAATATAGAAAGGGTGAATGTTACTTTTTCGAAGACATTACTAAAAGCGAATTAAGAAAGATTGCTTTAAAGCGTTATAATGACAGTCATACGTTGGAGGAAGTATAATGAACATCACAATGATCAAAGACGGATTGGCTATGGCATTATTTGCTGTAGCCGCCGTACTCTTGCCAGAGATTATAGTTTTTCTGGATCAATTTATTAATGTTTGGGGAAGATAATGGTTAAATTAAAATATGGATCAGTATGCTCTGGCGTGGAAGCCGCCACAGTAGCGTGGCATGACTTAGGCTTTGAGCCGCAATGGTTTAGTGAAGTCGATGCGTTTCCAAGCGCTGTATTACAGCATCACTACCCAAATGTACCAAATCATGGAGACATGACAAAATTTAAGGAATGGAATAATGACAAAACAATTGACCTTCTCGTTGGCGGAACGCCTTGCCAATCCTTCAGCGTCGCAGGTCTTAGAAAAGGACTTGAAGACCCCAGAGGAAACCTCATGCTCACCTATCTTGCAATGGCTGAACAACTTAAACCCAAATGGCTTGTCTGGGAAAATGTCCCCGGTGTCTTGTCATCTAACGGAGGACGAGATTTTGCAACCTTCCTCACGGCGATGGGGGAAATCGGGTATGGGTTCGCATACCGAGTGTTGGACGCTCAATACTTCGGAGTTCCACAAAGACGCCGACGTGTGTTCGTTGTCGGATGTCTTGGAGATTGGCGAAGTGCCGCAAGTGTTTTATTTGAGCCAGAAAGCTTGTCAGGGCATCCTGCGCCGAGCAGAGAAAAGAGGCAAAGAGTTGCCCCAACAGTTAGCACAGGCGCTCCTTTCAGTCGCACAGGAAACTCCAGAGTAGAGGCAGATGCACTTGTAACATATGCATTGCCGGGAAATTGGATTGGCAGAAAGCCAGAGAATGGCGGCAATCAAGTAGAACCATTCGTAGAGTTATCTCCATGTCAAACTGCAACAGATGTTCATGCAGTGAGCTATACCTCTAGTAGCTTTGGCGGATACCATGAAGGCGTTGGCACAGTTCGCGCATCTGGCGGAGATTTAGGCGGCGGTAGTGAAACTTTAGCTGTAACACCTAAGTCTGGTTCTCATTGGGATGGTGATTTTCCACACCCAACATTAACGCAATCTGCAAAAGGGTCTGGCGGTATTGGCGCAAGTAACCAAGAGGTATTTGGCGGAAGAGGTGCAGGCTTAGTTGCTAAATGCTTAACAACGAGAACAGGTCAAGCATATGATGCCGGCACTGAAACTCTTGTGCCAACTAAAGCCACAGGAGAGACAACATTATCTGATGTAACTATGTCTTTAACTGCAAGTTATGGCGCAGGCGGTGCAGATTTAGCCACCAAACCTATGATCTGCACTAGCGCTGTCAGGCGTTTAACTCCAAGAGAATGTGAGCGCTTGCAAGGCTTTAAAGACGATTATACGCAAATATCTTGGCGTGGCAAAGAACCAGAAGATTGCCCTAATGGCCATAGATATAAAGCTATGGGTAATTCAATGGCTGTTCCAGTTATGCGTTGGATTGGTGAACGTATTCAAATGGTAGAAGAGGAGAAATTATGACATTCTACACAACACTCATTATCACATACGTCATTGGCGGCGTAGAGTTGAGCAATGACACAATGTATCGCAGCGCAATGGAGTGCGGCGATGCATTGCCAGCAGCGTATCAGCCGTATGCACATTTGGATAGCATGGCGCAATGCATTGAGACAAACTATGTCAGCTCTGCATCAATATCAATCAAGCCAACGCTCAGACCGAAAGGATTAAACAATGGCGGGTAAAGAAATATATATCCCATGCCCTGAATGCGCAGGTAATGGTACTACATTGTATGAAAAGGATTTCGATATTTTTCATCAAAGTTATATGTATGAAAAAAGTGAATGCAAAAATTGCGCTGGCACTGGCTTAATTACGCCAGAAGAAATCAGCAAACGCACAAAAATCCCAGCGCTTGATAAGGCTGGCAAATTTGAAGATTGGAATAAAAAATGATTGAGGAGAATATAAATGGCAATGGGTTCAAAAGAAGTTCATCAATATGTGAGGCGTCTGCAAAAGATGAACCGCGAAATAATCAAAGACATGAAGACGCCAGACCCCACACGAAATCGTGGCTACTACCTTTGGTTCATGCAAGAGCAGCAGGCGATACTGGACAACCTAGAGCAACGCCTTACGCTTATGCGACGTTCGAAAAAACCAGAGAAGCCATGAAAGGCCAATCAAAGAGCGTTCGCTATGAGATGATGTATGGTCACTTGCTCTACACGTTTGAAAAAAAGCAAATCAAGCTTGGCCTCAGAAATAATTTAAACAGGAGTGACAGGCCGCGTCAGGTCATTGCTAATAAATCATCGCATAAAAATTTTGTGACCGCCAATGATGTGAGAAACATCAAGCCAATACCGCAAAAGAAATATGATCAGATATTGAAGTATGTTAATCGTGGCGGCGAATACACGACAACTATGGTTTCGAATGGCACTGGTCTATCTGTATCAGATTTAGCGTGGACGCTGAATGTTATGTATAAAGGCAAGCTTGTGGATCGTGTAAGCAAGCGAACCACGCCAATTATCGGCAACCCCGGCGCTAAGTCTTGGCGGTACGTTTACTTTAAGAAGAAATAATATATCGTGTGGGTAGCTTCATGCCCGACGCTACCCACACATCTCATTATGTTCTGCACATAATATATTCAAGCAGTTTATTTAAATTTCAAAGCTATTTATAACTTGATTTAATAATTCGTTTTCATTGCCAAATGCTTCTGGGTGTAAGCGAGTTGATGTTTTTTTAATCATCTTATCATCGCCACGCACCCAGTAAACTTTGTTTATCTCGTAAGCCACCAGCGCATATATGTCTGATTTTTTCTTACCTTCTACAGAACTCGTATGCCATCTATATTGATTGCGATTTCCTGATTTTGTATTTGCTGTTTTGATTTGCAGGGTCAGTAGCTTACCGCTTGGCGTTTTGATGTATGCATCATCTATATCGTGTTGAACTAGAGTGCATGAAATGCCAACGAAAGCTAACTTAGATAGAGCCAGAAATTCACCAGCTCTACCAATATTATTATTATGATGTGAGCCATTCATAGATTTTGTTTGTTTCGCCTGTCCGGTCAACAATGCCGTGTGATCCACCATTGACTCGACGAGTTATCTTCAAAATTATTTCATCGTTGACGCCATTATCTGCAATGTCAAACAACTTGTTTTTTTGGAAGAACCATAGGGCTGTATCAAACGCATAGTCTGTGGATACCAAATCTGGGTCTGTCATTATATCTGGCAAACCCATGTCAGAACTGAATGCCC